CACTTAATGCTGTAAACGAAATAGTTCCACTTTGTCCGAAAATAGCATAAATTTCTTGGAAGTTTTCGTTTACTTTACGGAATGATTCTCTAATACTATCGCCGGTGCCGTCATTACCCTCAACACCGATATTAATGTCTTGTCTTGCCATTTATGTACGCTCCACTATGGTTTTTGTGCTTAACATAGTTATTTATCGTATCGTTTTATAATCTTAATGTAAATACAATATGTTCATTCGAGAATACGTTTTAAAGAAATTATACGAACGTCCTAGTAAACTAGGAAAGATCCACAAGTACTATATAAATGTTACTATGGTAATACTTCGTTGTGATAATTGTGGAACAGAGTTTGAAAGATCAAGGGGAAGTATGGATCCTAAACGTCTTAATAATAACTATTTTCACGTATGTAGTAACTGTGATGCAAAGGTATTTGCACAGAAAAAAGGTGTAGAGCGCAAGCAAATCTGGGATATGCCTGCAAGCTCTGACATTCCTATTAGCCAAATATAGAATCGTTAAAGTTTACACTAACGCCACATCCACAACTAGATTGTGCATTTGGATTTTGTATATCAAACATTGCTCCAATGATGTCTTTTTTATAATCAATAGTTGATCCTATTAAAAACATAACACTTTGAGCACCTACAACAAAAGCACAACCTTCTGCTGTTTTAATAACTTCGTCAGTATCTTCTAAGTCTGTCGGAGATTCTATAAGTTGCCAATCGTATTCAAAGCCAGCACATCCGCCGCCCTTGACATTTAAACTAACACCGTAGCATTCGTTCTCTGTTGCTAATGTGTTGATTTGTTTCTCCGCTGCTGGAGTTAGTTTAACGATCATTACTCAGACTTCCAAATAGTCCAAGCACCATATGCAATAGCAGCATATGCCATTAATGCAGCGATTGGCTTAAAGATCAAGAATGAAATTCCTGCTACTACTAGAATAACACCGTCTAATGTTGTACGCTCTTTGATTCGAGCATTAATCCATTTTTGTATCATTTTTATTTCCTCCTGTGACAATATTTAGTAAATAAAAGTTCCTATAGGAGAAAATTATGATTAATTGGTTAAAATCACTTTTAGGTATTGGTAAAATTGTTCCGCACGATACAATGACTGTGGATGAATACAAACAGCACGTTGAAGAAGCTAAAAAACCTGCTGCGCCTAAAAAGAAAACAACTACAAAGAAAAAATCAGCTAAAACTAATCAAGACAAAGTACTGAATGCAATGACTAAAAAGGAATTGCTAGAAGTTGCTAAAGTTCACGGTATTAAAGCTAACGCAAGTCTTAGTAAGGCTGAGTTAGTTAAACGTGTTAAGAACGGTTAATAATAGCTGACTGTAATTGTTGAATTGCAGTATCTTGGCGAGCCAGCTTGCGTTCTAGGACGTCTATAGCGGCTCGCTGTTTTCTTGACTGCTCCTCCAAACTGCGAACATATTGAAGTGAAGGGAGTTCTTGAGAGCTACCATCTTCGCCTAGCATAGTAATGGTATCTACACCTTGTGCTTTTAGACCGCCTGTTACACGGTTAGGATTTTTATCAGACGACTTCTCTAATGCGGGTGTCTGTTTGCGTCCATACATTTTGTTCAAATAGCTCATTGTTCTTCTCCATATAGTATTTATATAGTGCAATGCTTGCTAGGTTCTTACACTTAGATTCTACCATAATATCGGCATAAGGCAAAAATTCTAATGCCCAGTCATTTACAGCGTTGTTCCACATAAAGTCACTGTGTGCTCTTAGTTTCGCTTTTTTGTATCCTTGTTCGAGTAGCGTTTGGAAATCGGGTCGAACATCTCGTGGTAGGTGTCCGATAAGGTCTTCCCTCGATACGGAATAGTGTACCACAGGGCGTACACCACGCCAGCTGTCCATAATGCGATTAAAACGCTCATCGCTAGGTCTAACATACTCTCCCCCACTATGGCACCAGTGGTGATGAATATCTAACACTAGTGCTACATATTTACTTAGCTCTAAGCTAGAATCGATACCCCATTTGTTTTCGTCGTTCTCAATAGTAATGCAGTTTCGTGCTTCTGGAGACAATCTTGGAAGGACGTCGATGATACCGGCTGGACCTTTTCTACCGGAGATGTGGACGTTACACTTGAAGTCTTGCCAATTCTGACCGTAACCCATCCACCGTATGACATTCGTGTGATATTCAAATTCTTCTATGCTCCTCTCTACGATTTCTTCACTATCCGAAGCAAGGACTGTAAATTGGCCTGGGTGCATTGAGAGTCGAACATCGAGTGCTCTTGCTGTTGCACCGACTTTTGCGAATTCTCTCTCGCAATACGCCACCACATCAGGACGCTGCCAAAAATAGCACCAGTCACGCTGGGTATAAACAGGAAGAACATCAGAGCCCAGTCGTACCATACGTAACTCTTGAGGAAGGCTTCCAACATACTCAATCAATCTCCCGTAGCTTGCAATATTATGTACCATAATATCCCACAAGCGTTGTTCAGCAACATCACGTGTCTGTCTGTTCAGCCACTGTACTGTTGTGCTACGAGTATTTAGCGGTCGTTGAATTTCTTCTAATAGCTTCTTTTTTTGTGTTTGGTCTGGATGCATATACTTGCAAGCAAAACCTATGCGTTGTACAGCCATTAAAATGTCCTTGCAGTGTTAAAACTTAAAACGTAACGTTCTTCTACAGTATTAATTTCAGTTTCGTGTTGTAACCAACTTGGGAAAATATACAATGTATTTTCTTGGGCTGGAAAAAAATTAAAGTATGTATTTGCTTCTGTTTCTCCTTGAAATACATCATTCATTCTATACATACTAATTGGACTATGAAATATTAAATGAGCACTACCGTTAGGCGTTTTAGGATAGTATGCTCCGCTTACAACACTGCCTTCGTGTCTATGCGGCTTTACTTTAGCACCCGGTCCCATTTGATTCATCCAGCTATTGCTAATAAACATATCACTAAGGTTGAGTTTATCTCTGTATATATCAACACAGTGTTGTAACGTTTCTCGCAGACCTGGATGGTCATCAATATTCCAACCGCCGCCTTCATAACTACTTGTTCCGCCGTCAACGAGAATATGTTTTTTTCCGTTGTAATTATCAACTAATTTTTTATTATCGATCTTGCCAGTAAGATCGTATGCTACGACAAGTGTAGGAAATAGATTATAGTCTTGATGTTTCATTGTATTAGTATACTTTCTTTTGCTATATAAGTCAAGTCCAATGTTTTACCACCCAAGGATCTTCACAGTTCTCTGGATTAGGATCTCCGTGGAATACACAAATACAACAACCTGCTGGCGGCTCACAGTGTTCTATAGTTCTTAACTGTCGTTGTCCGCGAGGCATATTATATTTTAAATCTCTAGTTTGTCTTACTTCCCACTTCCAACTTTGTATCCAGTTATCAGGATATAGTTGTGCAGGATTGTCTTCGTGTGTTGCATCGTATAGCCAGTCTTGATCTCCATAAAATGTTTTTTGTATTGACTGTTGATTCTTTTTAAAGTTTTTCCATAAGTAATCTAGTTGTCCTGATTTAAATTTAATAACACTACTGTTATATTTAGGCCAGGTTGGACGCATCTTGCGAGTAAAATCTCTAATAGTACACCACTTGTTATCGCCAAATGTAAACAAGCCGTCTATGTTGTCTGCAATAACAACATCAAGGTCCATATAAAGGATAGTTCCTTTTAACGGCAAGTCATTTGAAAAGATGTATGGTTTGCACCACCATCCTGCTATTCCTGCTGGTAACTTAATTATTTTGACATTTGAATTAATATCTTTAGGATTGTCAGTTAAGCAAACAAACTCTATATCAAGTGTACAATTACGTTTCACCATATTATAAAGTTTGTTTACATATTCTGAACTATACTTTGTGCCGTGTTTAAGGCACAGCACATAGTATTTGTCCTTGATTAACGGATTGGCGTTATAAGGAATATCATATAAGCCAAGCTCTTGACCTTGTTTAGCTAGTTTGTCAAGAGCTTTACGAGCCTTACGCTGTTCCTTAGTTTCACCTTCGACATATTTTTTGACCAAGTCATACCTCGTAGATAGCTGAGTTTGCTCCGTGTTCAGCACATTCGCAACGTACACAATAACAACGATTGTCTGTTGCTTCACGTATGAGTTTGTCTGCAAAGTTAAATGCGTGTTCTGCAAACTTCTCTGCGCCAACACCGTCAAAGATTCTAATTTCTGCTAGACCAAATTCTTCTAGCTCTTGTAATTTAACAAGCCAAGGATCTTTTTTATCAACTGCTACTTTGTGATCAAAGTTATCTTCTAGCCAAGCCTTCAAAGGTTTTAGTCCTCCA